TCGGGTTTAATTTCAGGGTTAGTAGTGTCTGTATTTTTCTGGGATTGGTCATCCTTAGTTTTAGATTCATCACTAGGTGCTATTTTTTCCATAATTATATATATGATGTATACATTATATATATGCAACAAATAATAAAATAAAAGAAAAATAAAAGAAAAATAAAAGAAATATAAAGATTAATACAAATACATAGTATTAGACTCATACATAATAGTATAGGCTTGCTAGTTATTATCTTATATTAGGAAATGTACGATTACGAATACAACCAAGAATTCTGTGATGAAGAAACCTATGGAGAAAACGGAACAACCTCCACCTTGGATAATCTTTCGGTTTCATCGAGTGTTCGTAAACAATACAAAACATTGAATAGTTTCAAAATGTTGGATGGAGGATTCCATAAAGTAAAGCGTAAAGTGGATGGTAAAATGGTTAAAATTGAATATTATCATTCGGGTATGACCCCCGGTTCGAGAATACGTAATGCAATTACTGGTATGGTATATCCACACTATAAGGTGGGTTCGCTTGCGGAAAATTTGTTTTTCAAAGTCACCAATGCAACGGCAGATGAAAACAATAAACAACCCTTTAATATGTTCTTTGAAAATCCTGACCAATATGAACGTCATTTTAAAACCACTGTTTCTCAAGACATCAAGGAAAATTGGCAACGAAAACATGACATTGAATGGAAAATCCGAAACAAATAAAGGGTTTGTTATGATGCCATTTGATAATATATAATAGAAAACCTAATAAAAATACACTCACTTATTATATAGAAGCACCTAGAACAAATGAACTTAATTATCTTTTTAGCATTTTTTTATAAAATGACATCCATTCATAAAATGCAACACTCCTTTTGTGTAGAAGAAATACCCGATTTAAATAGTAGTGATTGGAAACCAAACATGATAATTAAATACAAAGAATATTACAATAGCACAAGTGTGGTTACTCCAAAACAAAAAATTCCGCGCCATATTTTGGGATGTGACATGAGATATCCCGAAAAAGAAGAAAATAGTAAAGAAATTGAAAAAATAAAAAAAATGTATAACAAAATGGAAGCATTAAAAATGCTGGAAAGCAATACAATTGATATGGAAACTAAAATGCTCCTTATTGATAATTATTCAATACTAACTCCACCTGAATTAGAAGAAGAAACCTTGGAAGAATCGGATAAAACAATATTGGACAATATTAGAGCCAGATTAAACCGCACTGCAGAAATTACCGAATTTTGGTGGTTTTATGATTGGTAATTAGTATATTTAGTAGATTTTGGGTTGTATCTTTTATTTCTGTATTTTGATATATTTTTTGGATTTGCAAATAAAAATATATCAAAAATATATAGTTCATGTCATCATTATTACAAGGACAAGATATTTCATTTGATATTGGATTTGGTAATATTCCATTAGTTGTTTATGGTGCATTGGGAATCACATCTTTTATTATTGCTGCAACAACGGTAATGCAAATTTCAAAGTCATATGATAGTCCTACTCCTGCAAGTGCACCGGTAACCGCCCCTGAATCTTCTCCTGCTCCAGAACCTACACCTCCACCTGCTTCGGAATCTTCAGAAGAAAAAACAGAAGGCGGAAAATCAAAAAATAGAAAATCTAAAAGTAAAAAAAATAAACAAAACAAATCGAAAAGTAGAAAGTAAAAAGTTATTCTACTGTTTTTGAGTATTGAAATACTTTGTTGAAAAAGATATTGATTTGTTTCAAATCGGCACCAATAACACTTGCATCGGGTATAACTGATGTATTGGTTTTGTAATATGCAAGTAATGCAGGCACGCCATTTACCATGCGTTTGGATTGTAAAAATGAATACAAATCAAAACATTCATCAATGTCAATAATACAAACTTGTACATTAGGTGGCATTTGGTCTACATAATAATTTAAGGCGGGTTCTATTGATTTACATGGTCCACACCATGATGCGCCTAATTTAATAACAATTGCTCCTGGATTATTTGCGAGTAGAGTATTGAATTCGGTGCGTGATTGAATCGAAGTAATGATTTCGGGTTTTTCCATAATGTGGTTTCTATAATATAATATAAAACAAAATCCATTTTTTATATTATATTTTTGGTTTGTTATTTGTTATACATATGGGTTATAAATCGAATTCGTTCGTGGGGGGTGTACAATCCCCACAAGATGTTTATTTTGAAAGTCACCATTTTGTTATGCAGGTTAGACAATAGATTGTCTATTCTCTCATTGGATTTATTTTGTAACATAAAATGTCGACGCATTATAGTATAAAAAAAATCTGCATATCCGGTGTTAAGCGGTCTATTATTGTTAGAATATCCTAACAAATCATTGATTAACCAATTCAAATTGGCGTTTTCTTCGCTGTTCAGTTCCCACTTATGAATTTCATAATAATAATTGTGTATAATGACATGGGTTGCAAAATAATTTTTAATATCTAATAGCAAAGATTTTGGTTGAGGGGAATATGAATAAGACAATATGTGTAATTTTATGTGTTCGGGAAGGTTTTGAATCATAATATTCATTATATAAATATTATGATTATGTTTATTCTTTTTGTAGATTGAAATTATTTGTTCTCATTGTATATTGTGTTTACAATTGCTTTTACTCGAATAAAGTCCGTTTTTTCGTAAATTTCATCCATGAATGTGGCGCCAATATAGGTCATCGATGAACGAATACCTCCCATAATATCGTTTAATGTATGAATCACAGAACCTTTGTATTTTATTTTCACGGATTTTCCTTCGGCAACTTTGTAAGTTGCGACTCCCCCATAATGTTTATTCATTGCATCCGAAGAACTCATTCCGTAAAAATTCTTATATTGAACTCCGTTTATTGTAATTAAATCACCCGCACATTCTTCATGCCCAGAGAACATTCCTCCACACATTACAAAATCCGCACCTGCTCCATAGGCTTTACTGAAATCCCCAATGTTTTGTATACCACCATCCGAAATAATATACACATTGTCTGAATCCATTTGTTTCTTGGTATCGAGTATACAACTCAATTGGGGATACCCCACTCCGGTTTGTAAACGGGTTGTACATACACTTCCGGATCCAATACCCATTTTCACAATATCCACGCCATTTTCATAATATTTCTTTACCATATCATATGTCACTACATTACCTGCAACCAATGTAATATCTGGATATTTGGCGTGGAGTTTGCGTATTGTTTCTAATATGTAGACACAATATCCATTGGCCACATCAATACATACAAAATAGGGTTTTACATTTTCAATGATGTTTTCGCAATTTACAATGTCTTCTGCACGGGTTCCTGTGCTAATCATAAAATAATTACGATCTAAATCATCGGGAATGTCTTCTGCTTTATAAAATTTGTGTAAACATGTAATAATATTGTATTTTTCACATTGTCTGGCCATTTCGATGGTTCCTGTAGTATCCATGTTTGCAACAATAATGGGTATTCCACACCAACTCTTATTGCTGTTATGGAAATAGAAGGTTCGTTTCAAACACACATCATTTCGGGATTGTAAATCGCTTTCTTTTGGAACAATGAGAACATCGTTGAAATCTAATTTGATTTGCGGGTCTATTTTGGTGTAGGAGTCTTCTTCATATTCATATTGGTCTTCTTGGTCATTTTGGTCTTGTTCTTCTTCATGATTTTTTTCAGATTCTGTTTCAGTTTCGTATTCTGATTCGGAATCGGAATCTGATTCTTGTGGGTTCACAAATTTATGAAATGAACGATACAGTTCAAGACTATAGATTGTATAACTAATTGCACTATTTAATAGCGCAGCACCAATACCTGCAACTAATAGGTTAACACTTGTTAATAGACTGCTCATATATGAATTAGTAATGATGTTGTATACATTGTAATGATTTTTTTATATTCATTCATAAATTGCATTATGTTTTTGCGAACATTTACTGATAAAAATATCTTTATGGAACATATATTGTTCCATGAGTCACAATTTAGATATACATCATTATTCCTTTGTGGAATTATTGGGATTGTTCGATTTAACCTATCAAATTAGTATTGACGATTTGAAAAAGGCAAAAAAGAAAGTTCTCATGTCCCATCCAGACAAATCTAAATTGCCCCCCGAATATTTTCTATTTTATAAAAAAGCGTTCGATATTGTCTATGATTATTATTGTAATAATAATAAAGTAAATGTGGAAGTAAATGCATTAAATGCAAAATATAATGATTTGGAAGAGAACATTTTAAATGAATCTTCTGCGAAAAAGGTGAGCCAAATTATTAATACTATGGACAAAACTGCATTTAATGAGAAATTCAACAAATTATTTGAAAAGAATATGGTGGACACGCGGTCCTCTGCGAGGAAAAATGAATGGTTTACCAAACCCAGCGAAATGGAAGAATCCATTCCCAAGGCTTCGAACCCCGGAAGCATTGGAAAAATATTCGAGCAAATGAAACAACAAAATAATAGTATTATTATGCATCGCGAGTTTAATCACATGTGTCATCGGGTTGGATCTAATTTGTATGATGACGACGATGAGGATGATGGGGAGCAATATGTAACCAGTGATCCTTTTAGTAAATTAAAATATGATGATTTACGAAAAGTCCATAAAGATGAGACCATTTTTGCAGTATCCGAAAGCGATTATAAAAATGTTCGCAAATATGCTTCTGTGGATGAAATCAATAGGGCGCGAACATCCGATACATTAACTCCTTTGGAAAAAACACATGCCGAACAAATGTTGTACGAAAAAGACCGCATTTTTAGAGAAAAAATGACAGAGAAAAAATTACAGTCGACCTTGCAGACGGATAAATATGCCGAAAAAAATCGGAATGTTCTTGCCACTTTTTTGCGGATTCAGAATGTGTAGTGACTTTATGAGTTAGTTGGATTTTTTAGATTTTCTTTGTCTTCGTAATTTTCTTCTCGATTTCTTTCCCCCCTTAGTTTTAACTTTAAAAAGTTTTTTAGGATCTATTGGTTCTTTTTCATTGGTATCTATATAGGTAATATAATATGACTGATATGGGAAATCTCTGGGATTGTCATTATTATTCCATTCACTTGTAAATGTACCTTCACTATAAATTGGTTCATTATATTCGTCTAATTTTGAAATATAAAAATATTTTTTTACCCACTGTTGGGTTTGGAACATGTTCATATTGTGGTTCAGTAACAACTTCCGATGTG